AAGAGCAGGAGCTGCTTCTGTCATAAATCCAGATTCAGCTTGACGGGCTTCTGCCATTGCTTTTTCTTGGTTCTCAAGAATAGCAGCAGTTACCGCTTTACGGTGGTGATCTTTAATTTCACCAGCAGAACTTTCGTTAAGTACTGGTGACCACTTTTCGATTAATTGATCGTAAGATTGTTGCATTTTATTATTCCTTACTTAATAGTTTTCTTAATAGCGTTAACATACGCATCCATTGAAGAAGATAGTTCTACAGTTGTATCTGCATCATCTTCAACTTCAACGTCTTCGCTTACTACGCTTGTTTCTTTTTGTGCTGAGAAATGTGACTCTACTACGATACCAACTTTCTTAGAAAACGATTCCTCGTCATCAAAATCGATACCTTCGATAAGTCCGTGTAATTTCTCTACTTGGGTGTCAGCTAAACCTTTAGCAGCTTCAGCGATGATAGAATCACGCTTCATTACTTCAAGTTCTTCTGCCAACTTAATAGCGTTACCAGTTGTTGAGTTAAGTTTTTCTTCCAACTCAGTTACCTGTTCTGCCAGTTCGTCAACTAGGTCAACTTTAGATTCAGGAACTTCAATGTAAGACTCAGTAAAGAGATCCTTCATTTTGTCCATGAAAGTTTCTGCGATTTCAGTACGGAGACCGTTCTGTACCGCAACCTTGTTATCTTCCATCCAAGATTCAACCACATAGTTGAGGTAAGAATCTACTTTCTCAACAAGATCACCTTTAATAGATGATACTTCTTCAGCAAGTTCTTCTTTGTACTGTGACTCTAAACGATCAACTTCTTCTGATAGTTTAGACTTAACAGCAGCCTCAAAGATAACAGCAGTTTTCTCTTTGAACTCTTCTGACAAAGTTGCTTCAGATTCTACCAACGCATCCAACTCGGAAGTTGTATCGGTAGTTTCTGCAACCACTTCGTCCGCTTCTAATTCAACTGACTCTTTATGCACTGATTGATACATGCTTTGAAGATCTGCTTTCGCCATCTTCTGCATTTTGTCAACCATCGCACTAATTACACCAGCTTTAGTTTTTGGTGTAGGTGGGGCAGTTTTACTAGTAGCGTCAGCAGCTTTGTCCACGGATGCAATAGATTCAGGTTCAGTAGTTGCCTCTGGATCTGGTTTGCCCTTTGGAGTAGGTGCTTGTGCTTCTTCGAGAGTTTCCTCCACGATTTCGTTATCAATTTCATCGTGAAGTTCAACTCCGACTTTATTTTCTTCAGTCATAGTGACTCCTTATATACTAGATTTGATTAACGAGAGGAAATTTTTAAACTCACGAATTTGCACTTCTGGACGAAACGCTTTCGGTGCGGTTTTAATTTCAGTCTCTATATCTTCAATAATCTGAGGTTCCAAAATGCCGTTATTCCAAACCCAATCTACACCTTCCATAATTCCATTGACGAAAGCATCTGGTGCAGATGGATCTTGTACGATATCTACCGTACTAAGAATAAAGTCGTCTTTGACGTACATAGCGCCATTTCTTTGTTCCAGACTTCCCATACCACGAGTTGACACACCCAATTGTACACCACCATCAAGGAGACCTTTAACAATCTTACCCATTGGAGTATCCAATATTTGTGCCTTTCCGACCACATCATTTCCCTCAAATCTGAGATCCGTGATAAGGTGCGAAACCTTGTCTAAGTTAACGGTCGGCCCTTCGGGGTGATTTAATTCCCCTACCGCACGTTTCTTAGAAACTTGTTGATCGACATATGTACCCACTGCCTTTTCCATAATAGGTTTTGGGTATACACGTCCATTTCTGTTCTTTGATTCTGTTTGTATGAAGATTCCTTCAATGACGTAATTCTTCTCGCCATCTTCTTTCTTCTCAACGATACACTGAAGATCGTTTTCTCTAAATTCACTTATTAACTTCATTTGAGTTTACCACCTAGTGATTTAACTGTTGTCTTCAGAGTCTTCATTGCCTCTGATTCTGTTTTGAATACATCTAATTTGTCACCGTCTATGTAAACACAGTAACCTTTAGGTTCCTTTACTATTACCACAGGAACCTTTATAGATCCAGTAGTCTTTGCCGAGTACACAGGTTTCCCCTTATACTTGGACGACTTTTTTTCTCGGATCTGTTTAAATGTTTTCACTACAAGTATTTTCCTTTTACGTACATTTATTTATACAAATGAAGTTTTTTATAATGAATTAATCTAAGTCTTCTTCGACTTCTGGTTCTTCTTCGGTCTGATATTCCACGTCATCGTGGTCTTCTACCGCTTCTGCGTTCTCAAAACCGTCTTCTTCGCCATCTTCGACTTCTTCTGTCTCAGCTTCATCGAATGAGAACTCTTCAACTTCTTCTTCAGATGGTTCCCCACCGTTGAACATGTTGTTTGCAACGGATACTTTCTCCGCTTCAATTGCATCATCAACTTTACTACTCAACATATCATTGAATAGATCAGATGCATTATTAAAGTTCGATGCCTGAATCGCATCAACAAAATTGCTTAGATTCAGTTCCATTTGAGTTGGTTCTGGTGGTGTTTCAACATCCACTGCATTTTCTACTTCACTCATTATTTTACTCCTATATTAAAATTCATCTTCATTACCTGTCTCTGCATTAGATTCAATTGCGATCTGTTTCAGAATATTCTCAACTTCGTCTTCTTGCATTTGTAATACATTTTTCCATACCCACTCTTTAGAGAAGTATTCACCGACATACTGAGATACTTGATCCATAGTCTGTAAACGTTCTCTGAGTACTTCTGCTTCTTTAAGTTCTGAGAAGTGGTTGTCTTTTATGTAGTCAACGGTTATATCGTTTTTCCATGTTTCCCAATCTTGTTCGGTACATACACCCTTCAATACTAATTGTTTCTTTAGGATGTTCAAGAACAAGTTAGAGAAACGTTTTCTTAAACGATCAATAAACTTCTGGAACTTAACTTCGTCTCTGTTGATCTCTGTTGCACGACCTAGAGAGAACTGTGCCTCTTGTTCTAGACGTGATAGAGGTACGTTCAATGAACGATACAATCTCTTCTGGAAGTAGACGATATCATCAATCTGTCCAAGATTCTCACCGCCAGGCAGAGTAGAGATCTCTGTACCTCGGCCACCTTCTTTACGAGGTAACCAGAAGTCTTCCAACATAGACATATGTTTGCGGTCATCTTTTAATTGACCAGTGTTCGCATCATAGACCAACTTGTTTCTATAACGAGACATGATGTCTTTCATGTGTTTCTCTGCCTTTTGTGGAGGCAAGTTACCTACATCGATATAGAATATACGTCTTTCAGGCGCACGTGCAAGACGGTAGATTACTAGTGAATCTTCCATCATACGTAACTGGTTGATAGGTTTGATCGCTTTATGTAGGAACGATACTACACGTTTCCTAGACGGATCAAGTAAACCAGACGTAACATACGATACTGAGTCTGGACTTAGTTTAACACCAGACTGTTGTCCTGCTTTTTCTTGGTAGATATAAAACTCATCTACCTTATCTACGATCTTCGCACTTGTTACAGGATCTTTCTTATACTTAACTTCTCGAACTTTACGCATCTTAGCTGCATCGATAGGACGGATCTCTTGGATACCTGCCTTCATGTTCGATTCGTTCACGACTAAGTGGTGATAGATTCTACCATCTACATACCATGAACGGAAAATATCGTGACCTAATTCACTGAAGTTCAACATTGAACATACTTGGTCAAACTCTTCAACGATGGTCTTTTTGATTTTGTCAGATGCTTTTACGTTATCGAGATCGAGTTCGACTGGTGCTTCCATTTGGGAACCAGAGACAGACTCATTGATGATATCTTCGATAGCTGCATCGACTTCAGGATGTTGTGCAACACCCCTATACTTTTGAATTTGTTGGGTATTATCTTTAGCGTCCGCACCGTCCATATCAATATATGAACCAAAGTGTGAACCAGAGGCAGTAACGTATCCAGCTCCATCGGGATCAGCCGTTGGAACAATAGATGGAAGTTTTTCTTTGGGTTTATTTGATGCTCTTTTGATTTCAAAACCAAAGAGTTTCAATCCGTTGTTGTCTTCTGCCATATAATAGAACCTTTTATAATAAAGTGGTAAGGGCATAATCGCCCTTACCACTCATATGTATACTAGAATTAACTAGTAGTATTTGACTCCCAGTACTGGATAGCAAATTCTACTGTGAACTCTTCGATCGCATCGTTAGTCTCGTAAGACAACGCAATTTCACCAATGTTAGTTGGGAAACATCCACGGAAGTTGTATGTTTTCAATACATCTCCGTTACGATCTAATTGATCAACAGAAAGATCTGCTTCGTAATCTACAGGGTTGTTTAAACCAGTATTAGCACTATGTGCATTAATACCGTTCATCCAACGTTCCATAGCATCACGTACACTGAAATCAGTATCATTGATAATGGTTACAGTCCAGTTTGCAAAGGTACGATCGCCTGCAATCTTCAATTGACGACCACGGAACGGTACAGTTACCAGTGCCATTTCTGATACTGGTAGAGCTGCCGTCTTACACAAGAATGATGATAGTTCTACATCACCACCAGCGTAAGCAGGAAAGTTCAATGTTGCCTTGAAGAGATTGGGACGAGCACCGCCACCACGGAGTTTTGATTTAAAATCATCTACGCCTAATATTGCCATTTTTATCTCTCCTTACCTTATACCGTGCCAACTACTTCTTCAAACTCAACACCAGTTCTAACTGCAACGAAGTTCAACGTTACGAAGTTAATAGAACGAGCGGGTTTGATGAAGATTGAAGCGATAAATTCATTTCTATCAATGACTGCTGGTGTGTTATTTGTTTCGTCACAAACGACACGGAAGTCAGTGATACCTCTTCGACCCTGTACTTCACGAAGTAAAGGTTCTACGATGTTTGTAAATTCAGCACGAGTAAACTCATCATTGAACTCAAACATTACGTTCTTAGCAGCTAAGGCGATTTGTCTTTCTAGTACAAGGAACAATCTACGAACGTT